CCACTCATCCTCGCGCAAAAGGAGTCGCGCCGTTTGCCGCCCTCGGGTTGCGGAGGTTTTAGGTTCATCCCTTGGGCCTTCGCAGAGGCGCGCCCCTTGGCGTTCAGACCACCCTTCTCGGATTTGCCTTCCTTGCGTTGCCATGCGGGTGTTTTAGCCATAGTACAAAGTCACCGCAGCAGCGCTGCCGGTGTCGCAGTAAACGCCGTTGTCGGCGCGAATGCCTTCGCCGGGGATCACCACCGTGTGGCACCCAGCCGCAGTCACACCCAGCTTGAGCAAAACATTGCCCGAAGCTGCGGACGCGTTGTCATAAAAGATGATGGGGTTAGCACCACCCGTCGTGACCGAGATGTACGCGCCCTTGATCCGCACCGGGTACGTGACCATCGCTGCGTCAGCCTCGGTGTACGCGGCTTTTACGTCGTATTGCATGGCCATGTCGGCCTCCTATTAGGCCGGGGTGATGGTCGTGGTGCCGTCAGCAGCGTCGATCCAAGTGCTGGCAGCCAGTGCGCCTTGAGCCACGTAGAAAGTCTTGGTCGTGGTGTTGTACAGCGTGGTGCCCAGAGCCTTGCCAGACGTATTCACAGCGTTGGCGATTGCGCTTAGAGCCGCAGAAGTCGTGGTGGTGGAAGTCACGGTGCCGGTGACGTTGCCGGTGACGTTGCCGGTGACGTTGCCGGTGACGTTGCCGGTGATTGCGCCTTCGAAGCCGTTGTCAGACTTAACCGGGCCGGAGAAAGTGGTGCGTGCCATTTAGACCTCACATGCGAGTTGGGGCGTGCTGTCTGCATGTCGTCAGGCCGGGACCTGTCAGCAACGCCGGATGACCCCGGGTTTGGGGCAATATAACCCAAAAGAAAAAGGGGCACAAGGCCCCTTTTTCACAGCCTTCCTGAATATCAGGTCGAACCGGCAGAACCCCACATGCCGAGGGGATCGGACCAGCCGAAGCTGTAACGCTCGCGAGCCTTGTAACGGACGTTGCCGGTGTCAAAGTCGCCGTCCATCGAGGTGGACAGAGCCACACGCTCGAAGTGCTTCAGGCCGTTGGGAACGTCAGTGGTCAGGAACCAAGCGTTCGGGTCGGTCAAGAAGTGGTTGACGGTGTAGCCACCGGAGATGGTGCCCATCTGCTTGATGGCGTTGATGTCGTTGTCAGCGGTAGCGACACGCAGTTCGGTGTCCAGCAGACGCTTGGACTGGAACATCAGGGCCGGGGGAACCACCAGCTTGACCGGCTTGGCAGCGATCAGCAGACCACGTTCGTCGGTCCACGCAGCGATTTGAATCGTGGCGTTTTCCAGCGAGGTCTCGTTCAGATCGACACCAGTGGTCGGGCTGTTGTAGTTCTGGCCGCCGCCAACCAGCGGGTGGCCAACGCGGGTGCCCGAAGAGTTCACGCCGAACAGGGAGACGCCGTCGCCACCGAGGTAGCTCTGGCTGAAACCGTTGTTCAGGACCGACGCGGCCTTGACCTGCTTGGTGTAGGCCATGGCGCGAGCCAGAGCCTTGGTGTAGCGGGCCGACAGGCTGTCGTACAGGTTGTCTTCGACCGCTTCCTCGGTGATCGAGAAGCCCAGAGCGATGGTCTCGTGGGTGTAGCGGGCGGTGAACGCTTCCTGCGCGTTGTCGTAGGCGATCGCGGAGCCTTCGTTCTTGACCGGGGCAGCGCCGAAGCCGGAGAGCTTGGTCTCCTCTTCGAAGCTACGCTCGGACTTCTCGGTCTCGTAGATTTCCTTGTGCTCTTCGCCGTAACGGGCGTATTCCATACCGAACAGCGCATTCAGGCCGGGCAGGAGTTCTTTGAGTAGCTGTGCACGAGAGATAGCCATTTTGTATTACTCCTTACAGGCCAACAGCGTTGCTGTAGCTGTGATAGCCGGGGTTGAACTTCACCAGAATGTCGGTGTAAGCGTCACCCACGGTGGAGGTGGTGCTTTCGACAAAACCAACGATGCGGAAAGCAGCGGTGGTGGTGATGGCGGTGGCGTTCACAGCGGTGTTGCTGTTGCCGGTCTGGGTCGAACCCGTGCTGGTGCTCTGGGCAGCGTTCAGGTAGACGTTGTTACCCAGCTCGGTCTGGGAAATCGTACCAGCAGCCTGCACTTGGAACACGGTGCGGTCGTCGTCGATCACCATCGCTTGAACCACGCCGGTCGTGTTGGCCGGGTAGTACTGCGAGAAGATCAGTTGACCTTGGGCGTTGTAGTAGGAGCAACCCACAAACACGCCCACAGCGCCGGTCAGAGTGCCGTTGCCGGGGAACGAGTTGGTCGTGCCGTCAGCGCCGGTACCGGTCACCAGTTGCAGATAGCCGTCCGAACCAACAAAAACAATGGAACCATTGAAGATGTTGTTGGCGTAGCCAGCGGGGTTGATGAGGAACGTGCGGGTGCTACCGGCGTACGGTAGGCCGCCCAGTTCATTTACGGCTCGAAAGCCGTAGGGAGAAGCGGTGGAAGCCATTTAATACTCCTGAGTTACTTGGAACCAGAACCAAACCCGTTTCCGCGACTGGCCGACGACTTGCGGTCGGCGAACAGCGGCATACGCGGGTCATTGTTTCGCATAAAGTTGTTGTCCACGGATTCCATCTGGGCCCGGTTCTGGGCGGCGTAATACTCGTCACGCGCTTGCGCACGCTCCCGAGGCATCTTGCAAAGCATCAGGCCGCCGATTTCGACGTTCCCGGTCTTCGCATTGCCTTCCAGCATCAGTTCCGGATGATCCACGGCCTTCACCGGCTCCCAGCCTTCACGCATCTTGTTGGACACGTTGACGTTCTGGGCCTCACCAAGGACGTGCGTCGCAATCCAGCGGTACACGTACCCCGGCTCGGGGGTCGGATCAGGCAGTGCACTTGGCGGTTGATAGACCGCGCGTGCAGATTTTTCGCGCGACGCGAGGTCGCGAGGGGTCCGGGCATTCACTTCAGCCATTCGATTTCTCCAGTTTTGCTACTTGAGCAGCGTATTGCTGCGGGGTCAGTCCAAATTTCTTTGCCAGAGCGATCTGGGTCGGAGTCAGTTGGATTTTCTTTGCACCCGTCGAGCGACTCGCCGGGGCAACAACCGTCGTAGGCTTTCTGGAGCCATCGCCGGATTTCGGCTGGGACTTAGGCTCCCCGAAAACTTCGGGAAACTTATCCTTTATGCGAGAGTCGATTCTCTCGAAGTACTCATCCGAGCGGGGGTCAACCCCCGATGTCACTAGTTTTTGGTGCAGCCCCAGTGCGAAGCTGGTTAATTCCTCGTATCCCGGAGCACCGAACCACTGGTTTTTTGCCTGCCAGTTCAGGGTTTTTTGGTCCAGTTCGGGAGCCGGGTCCGAATTTTGAGGAGTTTTTACCTCAACGGTTTCTTCTTGTAAAGGGGCAGGCTTAAAAGATTTTGCGCTCTGCACCTTGAACTTGGCTTCCATCAGCGCCTCTTGGGCCGCGATGATGGCTTCCGTGTCAAACGATTCCGTGGCCGCCTTGAGTGCAGCCTTGGCCTTATCGACTTCGTTCTCGGCCACCTGCACCTGCGAAGCAACGTATTGCTCGGTGCCGGTCTGCACGTACTGCTTTAGTTTCTTGTTTTCCTCGACCATCAACTGGGCGATGCGTTCAAGCTCCTGTTTCTCCCGCAGCAGCGCTTCCTTGGCGCGGCGCTCGTCATGCCGCGCGTGCGTCAGTTCCTTGATGCGCTTTTTCACGCCCTCGGAGTAGCCGTCGATTTCTTCCTCGGTGGGGTCGTTGACCTCACGCTCCAGCGGCTTGCGCCCACGGTCTTGGGGAGGGGTGTCATCAACGATCTCGATTTCAACGTCATCGCCATCGGCGCTGACTCCAACCTTGACCTCGTTGCTCTCCTCCCCGTTATCGTCGCCAGCGGCGACGATGTTCTTGTCGTCGGCTTCTTGCTCGTCAGGGAATTTGTATCCGGACATTTCTACTCCTTCAGGCGCGCGTCAGGCCGCGCGGGTCTTCTACAACGGCATCGACTTGGTCGTCGTTCAGGAGCCTGAATTCCTTGCCGAAAATCTTGAACCTCGTACCGGAATAAGTCCGAACGAGAACGAAGTCGCCTTCCTTGCACCATGCGCCGGAAGGAAACTTGGCAGTGTCTTTGTATGCGTCGGGGCCCACCTTGAGCACGAACAGCACCGTCGTCGCGTGCTCCTCTTGCTTCATGAACTGGTCGGCTTTGATGATCTCGGAGTTCTCAAACGTCTGAGAAACGTCCGGCACAACGCACAGAATTTTCCAACCCGTGGGCTCGGGCAGCGACTTGGCTTTCTCCTCGGCGGGAGCAGCTTCGTTTTGCGTGTCCTTGGGTTGGATGGCTTGGGGCAGCGAAATGCCCGGGGGCAGGATCAGACCTGATTCACTCATCGGATTGCTCAACTTTCTCTGCAAGGTCAAGTAAATGGCGCTCTGCGACGGCGAGACCTTGGATCACACCGCAGAGTTTTTGGTATTCATCGAAAGAGCGGCACGAACCCCCCGCCAAGTCATCGGCGTAGTTGTTCATGTCGGTGCGTATCTTCTCGCGCAGTACGCGTGCGAAGTCTTGGATCATTGGTTGCGTCTACCTCCGGGTTGTTGTGCTCTCGCACGGGATTGCGCGGCTTGCGCCTTGCTCTTGGCGATGTCGATGCCCATGCGGACACCGTCTCGTTCTTGGTCGGCTTCGAGCTTGTCAGCCTTGTAGGCTGCGTCGATCTGGAGTTGCTTTTCCTTGAGCGCCAATTCGTCTGCCTTGGCGGCGGCATCTGCTGCGACCTTCTTGTCCTTGATCGCCACTTCTTGGGCGCGGATTTGAAGTTCTTGCTGCTGCATCTGCAAGACCGGGTCCTGCGCCTGCTGCTGTGCTTGTTGCTGGGCGGCTGCTGCTTGGTTCTGCTGGAGGACCTGCTGCGCGGCCTGCGCCATCATCTGCGAGAGGGCCAACTCCATCTGCGGAGGCAGCTTCTCGTCTTGCGGCGGCAGGGGCATGCCCAACTGCTGCTCGATCTTTTGGCGATAGCCAAAGCCCACGTGCTCGGCGATGTGCGCCATCATGGCTGCTTGAATCTGCCCAGCGCGGGGGTTCTGCCCAATCAACTGCATCACGATCGGGTCCTGCATGGCCGACATGTGCACCCGGATGTGCGACTCGTGGTCCTGATACTGGAACGCCTTGAGCGGCTCGCCCTTGAGCACGTTCATGTTC